GCTACGAATACGCGGTCGCAGGTTTCCGGGGGGTAGGGGGATAGGCGGTCCCGGTGACGTTCACCGGGGGTCGGGGCAGGGTCGAGGGGCGGTCGAAGGAAGGTCGAGACGATGGGAGAACGAGGTCCAGCCCCGAAGCCGACGGCGCTCAAACTGATCGCGGGGAATCCCGGCAAGCGCGACCTCAACCTCGACGAGGCGGTCCCGGCTCCGATGGCGTCCCACGACGCGCCCCCGGAGGTCGCGGCGGACCCTCGGGCGGCGTCGATTTGGGCGCGGCTCGTCCCGGATCTCGCGGCGTGCGGACTCGCGAGGTCGGTCGACTGGCCGATCCTCACGCGGTACGTCCTGAAACTCTCGCGGTGGATCTTCCTCTCGGAAGAGATCCGGCGGATCCAGTCGGAGAAACCGTCCTCGAAGGGGACGACCTACCCGATCCTCGACGAGAAGGGGAAGGTCAAGTACGTCGCAGAGTTCCCTTGGGCGTCCGAGTGGCGGACCCTCGATCGAGATCTCCGCGCGGACGAACGGGCGATCGGGATCTCTCCGGCGGCTCGATCGAGGATCTCGGTCAAGTCGGACGCGAAGAAGACGGAGGACGATCTCCGGCGGGACTTCTTCAAGCGCGGCAACTTCCTCGCGGGGGGTAGTGCATGAATCGTTTCCCCGCGCGGATCGACGGAGAGGCTACCGCGTGCGGGAAGTTCGTCTTCCGGGAGAGTCTCGCGGCTCACGCGGAGGCGTTCTTCGAGAACTACCTCCGGCACTCGAAGGGCGAATGGGCGGGGCAACTCTTCTCCCTCTCCCCGTGGCAGCGCTGGATCGTCCGCGAACTCTTCGGGTGGACTCGCGTCGACAACGGGACGCGGCGATACCGGACGGCGTACATCGAGATCCCGAGGAAGAACGGGAAGTCGACGTTCTCGGCGGGACTCGCGCTCTACCTCGCGCTCTGCGACGACGAACCGGGCGCGGAGGTCTACTCGGCGGCGGGCGATAAGGATCAGGCGTCGATCGTCTTCAAAGAGGCGGCGGAGATGGTCCGTCAGTGTCGCGAACTTCACGAACTTTGCGACGTCCAGACTAAGGCGATCGTCGTCCCGGGGACGACCTCGGTCTACCGCGTCCTCTCGTCCGAGGCGTTCACGAAGCACGGACTCAACGCTCACGGGATCGTCTTCGACGAGTTGCACGCGCAACCGAACCGGGAACTCTGGGACGTCCTTACGACCTCGGTCGGGTCGCGGCGCCAGCCGATGACGATCGCGATCACGACGGCGGGGTACGACCGGGAGTCGATCTGCTACGAACTCCACCTCTACGCGGAGAAGGTCCGCGACGGGATCGTCGACGACCCGACGTTCCTCGCGGTCATCTTCGCGGCGGATCCGGCGGACGACTGGACGAAGCCCGAGACGTGGGAGAAGGCGAACCCGAACCTCGGGATCTCGATCTCGATCGAGTACCTCGCGGCGGAGTGCAAGAAGGCGCAGGAGACCCCGGGGTATGAGAACACGTTCAAGAGGCTCCATCTGAACCTCTGGACGGAGCAGGACACCCGATGGATCTCGATCCGGACGTGGGACTCGAACTCCCTCGACGTCGCGGACGAGGCGGCGCTCCGGGGGCGGCGCTGCTACGTCGGACTCGACCTTTCGACCACGACGGATATCGCGGCGGCGGTCCGGGTCTACCCGAGGGACGACGGGACGTTCGACGTCGTCCCGAAGTTCTACGTCCCGGCGGAGAACGCGGCGAAGCGCGAGAGGAAGGACCGAGTCCCCTATCCGCTCTGGATCCGGCAAGGCTGGATCCGCGCGACCCCGGGGAACGTCATCGACTACGACTTCATCAAGACGGACCTTCTCGCGCTCGCGAAGGTCTCCGACCTCCGGGAGATCGCGTACGACCCGTGGGCGGCGACACAGATCGCGCTCCAACTCGAAGCCGACGGCGCGACGTGCGTCCCGTTCCGGCAAGGCTTCGCGTCGATGTCGGAACCCTCGAAGACCTTCGAGAAGTTGATCCTCGGGGGGAAGATCCGGCACGGGAAGAACCCGGTCCTCCGCTGGATGATCTCGAACGTCGCGATCGAGGTCGACCCGGCGGGGAATATCAAACCGTCGAAGAAGAAGTCGACCGAGAGGATCGACGGAGTCGTCGCGTGCATCATGGCGATCGGTCGCGCTACCCTCCCCGATGAGAACGGTCCGTCCGTGTACCGCAAACGAGGCTTGGTCACGATATGAAGAACTTCCTCTCGAACCTCTCGCGGCGCTTCCTCCCCTCTCGCGGCGCTGAACGTCGCGCGACGTCGATCGGCGGCGGATCTCTCTCCGATCCTCCCGGCTGGCTCGAACGTCTTCTTCTCGGGAACCGGGACGTCGACGAAGTCCCGGTCGAGGTCAACGAACGGAACGCGCTCTCGATCCCTGCGGTCTTCGCGTGCGTCCGGGCGATCTCCGAGGACGTCGCGAAGTTGCCGATCCACGTCTACCGGCAGACGGAGACGGGGAAGGAACGGCTCCGGAACCATCCACTCGCGAGGCTCGTCCGCGATCGTCCGAACCCGCATATGTCGTGGTTCGACCTCGCGTCGACGTCGACGGCTCACGCGCTGACGTGGGGGAACGGGTACGTCGAGATCGTCCGCGACGGGAACGGTCGACCCTCGGAGTTCTGGCCCCTCGAACCCGACCGCGTCGAGGTCCGGCGATCGACGGTCAAACCGGAAGAGATCGTCTACATCTACGACGATCCCGCGCTCGGGAAGAGGCGGACGATCTTCGAGGTCGACGTCCTCCACGTCAAGGGACTCGGGTACGACGGACTGATCGGGTACTCCGTCATCGGCTGGGCGCGGAAGTCCCTCGGTCTGACGGCGGCGGCGGAGAAGTTCGGCTCGTCCTTCTTCGGGAACTCGTCCCTCCCGAAGGGAGTCCTCGAACACCCGGGCGTCCTCGGAGAGGAAGCACAGAAGAACCTCCGCGAGTCGTGGGAGAAGATCCACCGGGGCGTAGGGAACTACGGACGGGTCGCGATCCTCGAAGAGGGGATGAAGTTCACGGCGCTGACGATCCCTCCGGAGGACGCGCAGTTCTTGGAGACCCGGCAGTTCCAGATCCCGGAGGTCTGCCGTTGGTTCCGGATGCCGCCCCATAAGGTCGCGGACCTCACGCGGGCGACGTTCTCGAACATCGAACACTCGTCGATCGAGTACGTCGGGGACACCCTTCTCCCGTGGCTCGTCCGTTGGGAGCAGGAGATCCGGCGGAAGTGCTTCACCGGCGGGGAGGGGAACCTCTTCGTCGAGTTCGTCACGGCGGCGCTTCTTCGCGGCGACTTGAAGTCCCGCTATGACGCATACGCGATCGGGCGGCAATGGGGATGGCTTAGTCCCGACGACGTTCGCGAGTTCGAGAACCTCAACCCGATCGAGGGCGACGGCGGGAAGATCTACCTCGTCCCGGCGAATATGACGAACGCGGACGTCTTCGCGAAGATCGAGGAACCTCCGGCGGAACCCTCGACGACCCCTCCCGGCGGCGGCGCGACGAAGCCCCCGGCGGAGACTCCGTCCCCCACGACGACCCGTGCCTACAGGGAACTCGTCGTCGACGCGGTCTCCCGTATGCGGAGGATCGAGGCGGACAAGATCTCGCGGCACGCGAAGAGGGAAGACGCGGTCGAGTGGTCGTCGACCTTCGTCCGCGAGAGGCGCGAAGAGGCGACGAGGATCTTCCTCCCGCTCGCGATCGCGGCGTCCCGTGGGAAGAGAGACGAAGCCCGGACCCTCGCGGAGGATCTCGCGGGATCTCACGCGGCCCACCTTTGCGGGGTCTTCGAGGGCGAATGGACGAAAGACGTCGAGGGTCGATCCCTCGCGTGGACGGAGAACGTCGTCGACGAGGTCGACGGCTTGTTCGCGATGCTCGCAACCAGAACGGAGAAGTCCCGATGAGTACCACTACGAAGACGACGGCGGACCAGAACGAGAGGCGCTCGATCGGGATCTCCGATCTCGAAGTCCGGATCGAGCAGGGGAAGCCGACGAGGATCGTCGGCTACGCGGCGAAGTTCGGGGTCCGCTCCGAACCGATCTATGGATCCTTCCGCGAGGTCATCGCGAAGGGCGCGTTCGGGAAGAACCTCCCCGGCGCGGATATCCGCTTCCTCGTCGGACACGACACGAGTCAGATCCTCGGGCGGACGAAGTCCGGGACTCTCTCCGTCCGCGAGGACGAGATCGGTCTCCGCTTCGACCTGACCCTCCCGGAGACGACCCTCGCGAAGGACACGATCGAGCAGATCAACCGGCGCGACCTCGACGCAATGTCCTTCGGGTTCAAGAAGATCGAGGACGCTTGGGGCGAGGACGAGGCGGGGTTCGCGCTCCGGACGCTCAAAGAAGTGAAGGTCTTCGAGATCTCCCTGACGGCGTTCCCGGCGTACGACTCGACCGAGGTCGCGGTCCGGGATCTCGCGGCGTGGCGGGAGAAGAAGTCCCACTCCCGGCGCTCCCGGCTCCGGTTGCGTTTGGCCGATCAGGAGGGATAGCATACTGCACCCTCGACCATCGGCGGGGGACGTAGTTCGGACGGGCGCGACCTTCGGCGCGTACCACGGACGGGATCGACGACGACGGGACCAGCACAAGGAACACGGCCATGCCGACCATTCAGGAACTTCGGGAGCAGCGGGGGCAGAAGATCGCGGACGCGAGGAAGATCCTCGATCTCGCGGGTACGGAGAAGCGCGACCTCACGGGCGAAGAGTCCGCGAAGTCTGACGCGCTTCTCGACGAGGCGGACAAGATCAAGGGGCAGATCGAGGAACGCGAGAAGGCGGAAGACCGCGCTCGGCGTCTCGAAGACGCGGAGAAGGAACTCCGCGAGAACCGTCCCCGGAACCCGGCTCCGCGTCCGGGCGACAACCCCGGCGGGCGCGGCGGCTCCGGCGGCTCCGGCGGTCGCGAGGATCCCAACGAAGCCCGCGAGATGAGTTGGCGGGTCGCGGGCGGCGAGACCCGTCGCATCCCGATCGACCTCGAACGTCGCGGCTCCCGCGCGTACCGCGATGCGTTCGCGCGATACCTCGTCAACGGGTCGACGCAGGGTCTCGACCTCCGGGATATCAACCGCGACCGCGAGGAACGCGATCTCGCGGCGGACTCGGATCCGGACGGCGGGTACACGCTGGCGCCGACTCAGATGGTCGGTCGTCTGTTGCAGGCGGTCGACGACGCGGTCGTCATGCGCCAGTTCGCGACGGTCCTCCAACTCCGGGGCGCTCAGAACCTCGGCGTCCCGACCCTCGACACGGACGCTTCCGATTCGGAATGGACGACCGAGATCCAGACCGGCTCGAAGGACACGGCGATGAAGTTCGGCAAGCGCGAGTTGAACCCGACTCCGCTCGCGAAGAGGATCCTCATCTCGCGGAAGTTGCTCCGGAACTCCGCGATCGGGATCGAGTCCCTCGTCCAGCAGCGGCTCGCGTTCAAGTTCGGCGTCACCGAAGAGAAGGCGTTCCTCACCGGCACCGGCGCGAACCAGCCCCTCGGCGTCTTCGTCGCGTCCTCGAACGGGATCTCGACGGGTCGCGACGTCCAGACCGGCTCCGCGACGGACTGGACGGCGGACGGTCTCATCGACGTGAAGTTCACGCTCAAACCCCAGTATTGGGCGAACGCGCGTTGGCTGATGCACCGCGACGGCTTGAAGCGCATCCGGAAGTTGAAGGACTCGACGAACCAGTACCTCTGGCAGCCCGGCTTGACGGCGGGCGAACCGGACCGGATCCTCGATCTCCCGTACACCCTCTCGGAGTTCGCGCCGAACACCTTCACGTCCGGCAAGTACGTCGCGGTCCTCGGGGATCTCCGCTTCTACTGGATCGCGGAGGCGCTCTCCCTCGAAGTCCAGCGGCTGAACGAGTTGTACGCGGAGACCAATCAGGTCGGGTACATCGGGCGGCTCGAAGTCGACGGGATGCCCGTCCTCGAAGAGGCGTTCGTCCGCGCGAAGACCAACTAATCCCGGCGGCGGGATAGTCCCGGAGACGATCCGAGACGAAGAGTCCGAAGAGTCCGAAACAAGAACCAGAACCCCCGGGGGTCGGAACCCGGCCCCCGGGGATCTCAGAACGAAGGGCAGCAGCAATGAACGATCTCTCTCTTGCGAAGAACGTCGCGATCGACCGCGTCTCGAACGCGGTCGCGGCGGGTACGTCCGACATCAACTCGACCGGCGTCGATATGGAAGGCTTCGATACCGCGACGTTCATCGTCGCGTTCGGGACCATCACGGCGACGGCGGTCACGTCGATCCAGATCGACCACTCGTCCGACAACTCGTCGTATAACGCGGTCGCGGGGTCGAAGGTGACGGTCCCCGATACCGCGTCGAACAAGTTGGCGATCACGGAGACGGTCCGTCCGACTCTCCAGTACGTCCGCTGCACGGTCGACCGTGGTACGGCGAACGCGGTCGTCGACGGGATCTTCGCGATCCGCTCGCACGCGCGGAAGTACCCGATCACTCAGGGATCGACGGTTCAGGGGACGACCGTCGTCATCGGTTCCTCGACCGGAACCCCGTAACAGAACTCCCCTCCCAGCGCTCCGGACGAAGGTCCGGGGCGTTGTTTCCTTCCTCGTCCCCCTTGGAGAACCTCCGATGAAGATCTCGATGAAGACCCTCGCGTCCGGACCGACCGGAGTCCTCCGTCCCGGCGTCGTCTACGACCTCCCCGAGGAAGAGGCGAAGCAGTTGATCGAGGGGCGGTATGCGGCGGCGGTCGAGGACTCGACCCCGGCCCCCGGCCCGGACGCGGCGAAGGTCGTCGTCCCCGTGGAAGAGTCGAAGATCGAGAAGGACGGCGACGAGGACGACGAACCCTCGAAGGACGAGGTCGATCCGAACGATCCCGACTCCGTCCTCGCGTCGATGAAGGCGAAGGTCGAGGGTTCGACCTCGACCGAACTCGCGACCGATCCCGATCCCGCGAACCCCTAAGCGCCCACGATGTACGCGACCCTCCAATCCGCTCCCGCGACGGCTCCGGTCTCCCTGACCGAGGCGAAGTCGCATCTACGGGTCGAGGTCTCGGACGACGACACGCTCATCGGGGCGTACATCGACGCGGCGACGGGGATGGCGGAAGAGTTCCTCCGGCGGCGGCTCGTCACGCAGACGTGGCGGATCTTCCTCGACGGCTTCCCGACCGGCGACGATCCGATCGTCGTCCCCTACTCCCCGCTCGTCTCGATCTCGGCGTTCACCTACAAGGATCCCGAGACCGGCGCGGACACGGCGGTCTCCGGCTCGGTCTACTCCGTCGAGGCTCCGAACGGCCCGAACCCCGCGAGGGGTCGGATCGTCCTTGGGTTCGAGCAGGAATGGCCGACTCCCCGGGAGCAGGCGAACTCCGTCCAGTTCGACGCGGTCGTCGGCTACGGCGCGGCGGCGGCGGTCCCGGCGGCGATCCGCTCCGCGATCCTGCTGATCGTCGGCAACCTCTACGCGAACCGAGAGTCCGTCGTGACGGGTACGATCGCGTCGAAGATGCCCATGTCGGCGGAGTTCCTTCTCTCCCCGTTCCGTCTGTTCGAGTTCAAGTAGTCCCTCCGGAGGTCCACCGATGGCCGATCCCTTCCCGTCTCAGACCCCCTCCCTTCTCGGTCCGTTGGAGAACGGCTTCTCCGTGACCCCGCACGACTCGAACGCGCTCTCGCAGACTTGCCGCGCGCTCTGGATCGGCGGCGCGGGGAACGTGAACGTCATCACGCGAGGCGGCGATACCGTCCTTCTCTCCGGAGTCGCGGCGGGAACCCTTCTCCCGATCCGCTGTACGCACGTCAAGTCGACCTCGACGACGGCGACTCTCATCGTCGCGCTTTACTAGGGGACCGATGGGCGTCAAGTCCGGCCAACTCGATCGGCGGATCCGGCTCCAACGTCCCTCGACGACGAAGAACGAGTACGGCGAAGAGGTCGTCTCGTTCGTCGACGAGGCGACGGTTTGGGCGCGTCTTCTTCCGTTCCCCGGGAAGGAAGAGTTCGTCCCGTCGGACGGACACTCCGCGAAGCAGCCGACGATCTTCGAGATCCGCTTCCGGAAGAACGTCGGTCCGAAGTGGCGGGTCGTCTACGACGGCTCGGAGTACGAAGTCGAGGACGTCGGGGAGATCGGGAACCGGCGCGAGTCCCTCCGGCTCGTCTGCTACGCGAGGAACGTCGTCTCGGGGAACCAATAGCGCTATGCCGTCGATCAACGACAAGATCGTCCTCAACTTCCGGGACGTCCGGAAGAGACTCGAAGACCTCCCGAAGAAGGTCGTCTCGAAGGTCGTCCGTCGCGCGGTCTACGCGGGCGCCACGGTGATACGCGACACGGCTCGCGAGAAGGTTCCCGTCGATACCGGCGCGTTGAAGAAGTCGATCGTCGCGAAGGCGAACACGAAGAAGGGCGGGGAGATCTCCGCGTCCGTGGGAGTCGCGCGGAAGAACTTCGTCAAGGGGAAGAGGGCGGGGAAGTCTCCCCGGCGGTACGCGCACCTCGTCGAGTTCGGGACTCCGCACTCCGCGCCCCAACCCTTCCTCCGGCCCGCGATGGATACGCGGATCGACGCGGTCATCGAGGCGACGAGGAAGAAGATGGTCGAGGGGATCGACGCGGAGGCGAAGCGATGATCGAACAAGCGATCGCGAAACTCGTCACCGACGGCGGGAAGGTTCCCGGCGGGATCTTCCCGGTCGTGAAGCCCCAAGACGCGGCGACGTTCCCTCTCGTCGTCTACGACCGGATCTCGACGGAGCGCCCCCACTCGCACGGACCGAACCGTTCCTCGGGACTCGGGATCGCGAGGATCCAACTCCGGACGTGGGCGAAGACGTACGCGGAAGCGAAGTCGACCTCGGACGAACTCCGCAAACTTATCGACGGGTACGCGGGGACCGTGGTCGTCCGGACGACCTCGTTCGAGATCCAAGCGATCCTCGCTGAGGACGACCGCGACGACTACGACGAAGAGACTCGTCTCTTCGGGAACCTCTTCGACGTCCGGGTCTGGTACACCGAGGTCGTGCCGGGATAGACTTACCCCGGTTCGACACTGACACACCCCCCTCTCGGAGGATCTCACGATGGCTGCAACGAACGCTCGGTCAGGATTCGGCGCTCTTCTCAAGAGGGGCGACGGCGGCGGGACGGAAGTCTTCACGACGATCGGAGAGGTCGTGAACATCGGCGCGATCGAGACCGGACTCGATACCGTCGAGGCGACTCACATGGAATCCCCGTCAGCGCACAAGGAATGGATCCCGACTCTTCTCGACGCGAAGGAGATCTCCGTCGAGTTGAACTATCTCCCCGGGGACACCCAACAGAACAACCTCCGGTCGGATATGTTCAACCGGACCCTCCGCAACTTCCAATGCACGATCCCGGGATCCGCGAAGGTCGTCTCGTTCGCGGCGTACGTCACGAACCTCGGTCCCGCGTTCCCGCACGACGGGAAGATGACGCAGACCCTCAACCTCCGTCCGAACGGCGTCGTCACCATCGCTTGATACCGCGACGGCGGTCTCGGCTTCGTAGTCCTCGAAGAAGGAATCCGCGCTTATGTCGAACCAGACTCCCCCTCCGTCCGCTCCCGTCCTCTGGCCCCGTTGCGAGATCGAACTCGCGAACGGGAAGGTCGTCGTCCTCTTCGGCCCGAAGACTCTCGCGTCGATCGAGCGCGAGTCGGGTATGTCCTCGATGCAGTTCGCGGAGAAGTTCGCGGATCCGAAGACCGCTCCCGTCTTCGACGTCGGCTTGAAGATCATCCTCGGCGCGGTCAAGGCTTCCCTCCCCGGGATGACCGAGGATCTTCTCTCCGAGAGGATCAAGCCCGGGACGTTCCTCCCGATCGTCCAGCAGATCGCGGAGAAGTGGGGCGAGGCGGTCGCGATGGCGGCGGCTCCGATCGAGGAAGGGGACGCTCCGGCGGACCCTCCGAAGGTCGACGCGGCTTCTCCGTCGTCGACCTGATCTCTTGGGCGCGGGTCGAACTAGGGATGACCGTCGACGAGTTCGACGAGACCGATCCCCGGATGATCGCGGCGTACTTCCGGGCGTGGAAGACGAAGCAGCAGCGCGAGGACTTCCGTACCGCTACGATCGTCTGTTCGATCGTGAACCTCTTCCGGAAGAAGGGGGACGACCCGATCGAACCCGGGGATATCTTCCGGTCCCTCCCGAAGGCGCCACGGGGTAGGACCGAGGAAGAGATCCGGGCGAAGATCCTCTCCGCGTTCGGCGTCTCGGAGGACGGTCAATGAGTCGGAGTCTCGGATCCCTCCGGATCGACCTCGTCGCGCTCACGGGCAAGTTCGAGGCGAACTTCCGGTCCGCGACCGGGACTCTCGACAAGTTCGGGGTCGCGGCGACGAAGATCGGTCGAGTCGCGACCGGCGCGTTCGGTGCGATCGCGAAGACCGTCTTCTCCCTCCGGGGAGCGCTGACCGGGATCGTCGCGGCGGTCGGCGCGGCGAAGTTGGCTCACTCGTTCCAAGAAGCATCCGAGGCGGTCGACGACCTCGGGAAGAAGGCGGCGGTCCTCGGGATCTCCGTCCGGGATCTCTCCGCGTTCCGGTTCGCGGCGAAGGAATCGGGCGTCGAGTTCGAGACCCTTACGAAGATGCTCGGGAAGGCGTCGAAGAACATCGCGACGTTCGTATCGACGGGCGCGGGTCCGGCGGCGGACGAACTCCGGCGGCTCGGCGTCAACCTGACGAACACGGACGGGACTCTCCGCTCGATGACGGAGATCCTCCCGGAGATCGCGCAATCGTTCGAGCAGATCTCCGACTCGGGCGAGAAGTTGCGTCTCGCAGAAGGGATCTTCGGTCGCGAGGGCGGGCAACAGTTCGTCCAGTTCCTCGAAGACTCCGGCGGGTTCATGGCGAACCTCGCGGAGCAAACCGAACGGGCGCGACGGCTCGGCGTCCTCTTCACGAAGGAACAAGCCGACAAGTTGAAGGCGTACAACGACGCGGTCGGGAGGATCTCCGAGGCGTGGCTCGGCTTCCGCGTCCGGATTATGACGGAGGTCGCTCCGTTCCTCGAAGAACTCGCGAACAAGGTCGCGTCCTTCATCGCGGCGCTTCCGAAGATCTTCCGTCGTCTCTCCGAGGTCGTCGGCGCGTACGTTCGCGGGACTCTGACCCCGGAGCAGGAACGCGCGATCAATACGATCTTCGAGTCCCTCTCCCGGCTCGTCTCGATCGGCGTGACGTCCCTCTTGAAGTTGGGGTTCGGTCTTCTCGTCGACGGAGTCCGGATCGCGTCGTCGATGGGGTGGCCGATCCTCAAACTCGCGGCGAACGCGCTGATCGTCCAACCCTTCGCGGTCGCGCTCGATACGTTGTACGGTCTCGCGGAGGATCTCTTCCAGTGGATGATCGACTTCGAGAAGAAGATCTTGACGTGGGCGAAGGGAGTCGCGGCGGACCTGATCGAGGTCGTCGCGGTCCTGCTCGACTCGATCACGACGAAGATCCGCGACGGTCTCGCGTCCGGCGTCTCCCTCGCGGCGGCTATCTCCCCGGTCGCGGGAGAGGTCGCGCAGGCGCTATCGGATAAGGCGGAGGGGACGCTCACGGTCCTCGACCAGATCTCCGCGTCCGTTCGCGGGATCTCGGCGGCGATGCGCGTCGTCGACCTCCCCGACAACCCGGTCCTCGCGTGGCTCCGGGACGCGGTCCGGGATCTCCGGGCGTCGACGAAGGAAGGCGCGGACGAACTCACGACGCAACTCGCGGAGACGACGAAGGCGGACTTCGAGAAGGCGATCAACGCGGCGACGGCGGGCGGCTTCCTCTCGACGAAGATCTTCGCGGAGGAACTCGCGAAGATCCGGCCCGAGTTGGCGAAGTTGATCCCGGCGGTCGACACTCTTCTCGACGTCTCGGGCGCGATGGAAGAGACGGCGGTCGACGCGGAGTCGATCCGGAACGCGATCTCCGGGATCGGGACGGCGATCAAGACGACGGTCGAGGACTCTTCTTGGACGAAGTTCTTCAACGGGATGAAGGAATCGTTCAAGGAACTCTCCGACGAGTCGAAGGACTTCGCGAAGTTGGGACGCGATACCTTCTCCGAGTTCGCTCGCGGGATCTCGGGGAACCTCGCGACCGCACTCTCGAAGGGAGAGGCGTCCTTCCGGAACTTCGGGGAGACCGTTCGGAACGTCGTCGTCGACGTCGTCCAGAACATCGCGCAGATGATCTTGCAGTTCTACTTCATGCGGGCGATCGTCGGCGCGTTCGGCGGTATGTTCGCGAGTCCCGTCGCGTCGACCGGCGGCGGCGGCGGGACGCAGATCCCGGACTTCGCGGGTCCGTCGACCCCGACCTTCGCGGCTCGCGGCGGCGTCTTCGGCTTCGCGCGGGGAGGGATCGCGTCCGGCGTCCTCGGGGGACCGATGGCGTTCCCGTTCTCGCACAAGGTCGGGGTCGCGGGAGAGGCGGGCGACGAGGTCGGGTTCGCTCCGCTCCGGCGGATCGGCGGAGAACTCGGAGTCGCGGCGACGGGCGGGGACGTGACGGTTCAGGTCATCGACCAGCGCGGATCGGGCGCTCGTCCCGAGGTCTCGTCGACCCGTGGGGACGACGGGAAGAAGACGATCCGGATCCTCATCCGGGACGAGGTCCGGCGCGGGATCGGGGAGGGAGAGTTCGACAAGGTTCTCGGATCGAACTTCGGTCTCGGGAGGAAGGGGACGAAGCGATGAGCGCCGATACGACTTGGCCCGCAGGACTGACCCGGACCCCCCGGGTCTCTGCGCTTTCCGAGGAAGCCCCCGACGTCCTCGTCCGCTCGGAGGTCGACGTCGGTCCTCCGAAACTCCGGCGGCGCTTTACCGGGGACCGGCGGAAGTTCACGATCGAACTCGACCTCAAGCGCTCGGAGGTCGCGACCTTCGACGCTTGGTTCCTGAACAACTCGACCGGCGCGGGCGGCGGCTCCCGGTCCTTCGCGTGGAAACACCCGCGACTCGGGACGACGGCGGACTTCCGCTTCCTCTCGGTCCCGACCTATCGACCGAGGGCGCCACGGGGCGACGGTACGGAATGGTGGCTCGTCGCGTTCGACGTCGAGATGCTCCCCGGGACCGACTCGTCGATCCCTCCCCCGGGCGGCGGCGGCGACCCTCCGGTCATCCCCTTCGCGATCCGCGCCGACGACGAGGTCCAACCGCTCTACGACGACGACCCGGATCCGGAGTTGGAAGATGCGATCGTCTTCGGGACCGTCTTCGAGGCGGACGCGGCTCCCCCGGTCCTTCTCTTGGAGATCGTGACGAAGAACTACGGGATCGAAGGCGAGAACAACGAGTTCGAGGAAGACTCGATCTTCTTCGGACCTTCGTCGTCTTCGTCGTTCGTGACGACTTCGGGATCCGAGTCTACTGTTACGGTTATCTGGAACGAACCGTAACCACCTCTCCACGGAGTACGACCAATGGCAGGAACGAAGGGAACTCTCACGACCTCTGCTGCACTCTCGACCGGCACGACGACGAAGACGATCCTTCAGCACACTTCCCCGGCTTCGGTCGCGACCGTCGTCAAGCGCGCGTCGATCTCGTTCGACGGCAACTCCCCGACGGCGAACAAGATTCTCGTCCAACTCGTCCGGTCCGCGACCGGCGGGACGGGGACGTCGCGGACTCCCGTCAAGGTCAATGCGTCCGACTCGGAGACGATCCAGTCGACGGGCAAAGAGAACTTCTCCGTCGAACCCTCCGGCGGGACGGTCGTCTTCGAGGAACTCGTTCACCCTCAGGGCGGCTATACCGCGCCCGAAGAGATCAAGGTGAAGGCGGGCGAGACGCTCGGCTTCGTCGTCCTTGCTCCGGCGGCGGTCAACTGCCGCGCGAGGTTCCTCTACGACGAATAATCCCGGAGGGAGTCGATGCCCCGTTCCCTCTCTTCGGTCGCGAAGCAAGCGATCTTCGCGCAACAGACGGCGGAGGTCTTCGTCGTCCTCTTGGACCTCGAACATCCGAACTTCGCGGGAACGATCCGGGTCTGCTCGAACGATCTCTCGGTCTCGTCGCGGGGGAATACCTACGTCCCCTTCCCCTTCGAGATCCTTCTCCCCGACGAGTCGGACGACGCGGCCCCCCGGGTCTCCCTCCGGATCGACAACGTCGACCGGCGGATCGTCTCCGAACTCCGCTCCGTCGTGACGAACGTCCCGGTGACGGTCCGGATGACCGTCGTCCTCGCGTCCTCCCCGGACACGATCGAGGTCGGTCCGATGGAGTTCTCCCTCCGAGACGTCGAGTACACGGCGACGACGGTCGAGGGGACGCTTCTCTACGAAGACGTGTTGAACGAGTCCTTCCCGGCGGACTCGTTCACCCCCTCCCGGTTCCCGGGTCTCTTCTAGGCTCCCGATGAACCGACTCCCCTCCAACCCCCCGGCGTGGGTCTCGACCTACCTCCCGATCCCCTTCCGCGAGAAGGGGCGGTCGACCGAAGGCGTCGACTGTTGGGGACTCGTTCGGCTCGTCTACGCGGAGAGGTTCGGGATCTCCCTCCCCGACCTCTCCGACCGCTATACGGCGTCCGAGGACGGACCCGTCGTCGAGGGCGTCTTGACGTCCGAGGCGGCTCCCGGCGGGTCGTGGCGGCTCCGGGAGGGGTCTCCGAGGGAGGTTGGAGACGTCGGCGTCTTCCGGATCCGGGGACTCCCCTCCCACGTCGGGATCGCGGTCGCGGAGGGGCGGTTCCTCCACTCCCTTCGGGGGGTCGATACGGCGGTCGAGGACTGGACCTCCCCGGCGTGGTCGAACCGGCTCGTCGGTTGGTACTCGTTCGTCGGTCCCGTCGAGGTCCGGACCCGGCGCTCCGTCTTCGACGCGGTCCCCGGGCGGATCGAACTCCCGGAGGGCGGCTCGATCGAGGACATGGTCCGGGCGGGCGGGATCGACCCCGAGACCCCGGGGATCCGCGTCTTCCTCGGAGACCGCGAGGTCTCTCGCGACCGCTGGCGCCACGTCCGACCGAAGGCGGGGCGGCGCGTCCTCGTCGGCGTCGTCCCCGAGGGCGGCGGCGGCGGGAAGACGATCGCGCGAGTCCTTCTCACGATCGCGGTCATCGTCGCGTCCGTGTACCTCGGTCCCGAGATCGCGCTCGCGCTCGGCTATACGGCGACGGGTTCGGCGGCGGCGATCTCGACGGCGGTCGTAGCGCTCGCGGGAACCCTCGCGGTGAACTCCCTCGTCCCTCCCCCGAAGCCCGAACTCTCCGGCGCGGGAGACGGCTCGTCGAGGATCTCCCCGACGATCGCGGGCGGGAGGAATGACGTCCGGCGGTACGCTCCGATCCCGGCGATCTTCGGAATCCATCGCGTCGTCCCTCCGTTCGGTGCGCTTCCGTACACGGAGATCCTCGGGGACGACCAGTTCCTCCGCTGTCTCTTCGTCGTCGGGTACGGACCTCTCTCGATCGAGGATCTCCGGATCGGGGAGACCTCCCTCGACGAGTTCGACGGCGTCGAGTACCAGATCCGGAACGGGTTCGAGGGAGAAGACGGGACGTCGATCTACCCCGGGACCGTTCACGAGGACTCCCTCTCGGTCACGGTCGCGGCGACGTCGGGATGGATCCTCCGGACGACGCAGGCGGAGACCGAAGAGATCTCGATCGACTTCACGTTCCCCCGAGGTCTCGCGGTCATCGAGTCCGACGGGACGCGGACGGAACGGATCGTCAACCTCGAAGTCGAGTACGCTCCGGCGGGGTCGGGAGCGTGGACGACGATCAACGCTTCGTCCCCGACGAACGAACGGACCCTTGACTACTTCTTCCGGACCCCCGAGGTCTCGCAGATCTCGCGCGGGAAGAGGACCGGGACGAAGATCGAATGGTCGGAGAACGGCGTCTTCCCGGACGCGAGTCCGGCGGAGATCCTCGGCGCGGTCGGAACGTCCTCGAACCTCTCTTGGGAGGCGACGGGGTACATCCGAGTCCCGACGACCGGGGACTACATCTTCGCGATCGACGCTTGCGATGCGGCGGACTTGCAGATCGACGGGAAGACCGTCGCGTCCTTCTACGGATCCCACCAGCGGACCGGCGCTCCGGACTACAACTCGAACCAGTCGGCGGCGATCCGGCTCCGTCGAGGGGACCACTCGTTCCGGTTCCGGGTCGAGGCTCGGGACGCGGCGTACATGGCGGCGGCGCTCGGGTGGAAGAAGCCCGGGGACTCGTCCTTCTCCGCGATCCCGGCGGCGAACTTCTTCTCTCGCGGCGCGGTCGTGTCGTACCAGAACAACCTCACGCAGGGGTATCTGTACCGCGTCTTCAATACCTCGACGTTCGGCGGCGCTTCGCTCATCGTCGGGGACAACCGGGTCGACGTCGTCCGTCGCGGTCTCGCGTGGCCCGTTCCTCGCGGTCAATACGACGTCCGGGTCCGGCGGACGACGGCGGACTCGACCTCCGATCGGACGATCGACGAGGTCGCTTGGACGGCGCTCCGCTCGATCAACTCCGACGAACCGATCCTCGTCCGGAACCTCGCGCGGGTCGCGCTCCGGATCAAGGCGACGGACCAACTGAACGGCATCGTCGATACGTTCAACTGCATCGCGTCGTCCCTCATCCCGGACTACGACTCGTTCACGGGCGAGTGGGTCGTCCGCGAGACGCAGAACCCCGCGTCCTTCTACCGGGCGATCCTCCAAGGTCCGGCGAACAAGAAGCCCCTCCCCGACTCGCGGATCTCTCTCTCGGCGCTCGAAGCGTGGCACGGGGCGAACGAGGTCAACGGCTTCGATGGGAACTGCGTCTTCGACTACGACGGGACTCTCTTCGAGAGGCTCCAACTCGTCGCGTCCCTCGGTCGCGCGACCTTCGGGATCGAGGACGGGAAGTTCTCGATCGTCCGCGATCGCGTCCAGACGACCCCGGTCCAGCACTTCACCCCGAGGAACTCGTCCGGCTTCAAGGGGCGGAGGTCGTACCCCGATATCCCGCACGCGATCCGCGTCCGGTTCCTGAACGAAGAGAAGGACTTCCAACAGGACGAGGTCACGGTCTACGACGACGGCTTCGACGCGACGAACGCGACGAGGTTCGAGTCGATGGAACTCTTCGGCGTGACGAAGCCCGATCTCGCGTGGCGCCACGGGCGGTACTACATCGCGGTCGGGCGGCTCCGGCCCGAGACCTTCGACCTCTCCGTCGACTTCGAGCATCTTGTCTGCCGTCGCGGAGATCTCGTCCTCGTCACCCATGACGTTCCTCTTCTTGGGACGGCGTCCGCGAGGATCCGGCAAGTCGTGAACGATACCTCGTCCCGTCCGGCGGTCGTCGAGATCGACTCTCCCGTCACGATGGAGTCCGGGAAGTTCTACGCGATGCGGGTCCGGAAGAAGGACGGGACGTTCCTCTCGGTCAATATCGCGACGAACCCGGGCGAACAGACGATCCTCTACTTCGACGCGCCGATCCCGGTCGGGCAACCCGCGCCCGAGGCGGGAGATCTCTTCGGCTTCGGGGAGCGCGGGTACGAATCGCGCGAGATGATCGTCAAGTCGATCCAGATGGGCGCGGACCTCTCGGCGGCGCTCACCCTCGTCGATCACGCTCCGGCGATCCACTCGGCGGATACGGGGACGATCCCTCCGTTCGACTCGGGGATCATCAACCCCCCGACGTGGGACGACGGACCCGAGGCTCCGATCATCGACCGCGTTCGCTCCGACGACTTCGTCATGGTCCGAGGCTCCGACGGCTCCCTCTCCCCCCGGATCGTCGTCTACCTCCGTCGTCCGTCGGCGGCGAACCGTCCGGTCCCCGTCTCGATTCAAGGACGATTCAGAGAGGCGGGGACCGGGGTTCCATACCGCTACGTCTCCAACGTCCCGGCGGAGGGACTCTCGATCCCGTTCTTCCCGGTCGAGCAGGGGATCGCGTACGAACTCGCGGTCCGCTACCGCTCCGCGTCCGGTCGCGTCTCCCGGTGGGTCTCGATCGACGAGACCGTCGTCGGTCACGACCTCCCCCCTCCGGACGTCGTCTCGTTCTCCGTCGATCAACTCTCCGACGGGACGAGGCGGTACATCTTCGACCTCGGGAACGAACCCCCGGACGTCGTCGGCGTTCGGATCCGCTACGCGACCGGCGGCTCCGGTGTCCCGTGGGAGTCGATGGCGAACCTCGTCGAGGGAGACGGCGTCCTCGAAGGCGCGTCCCCGACCGACCTCGCGATCCCCGGCGCGGGGACTTGGCGGTTCGCGATCAAGATGGTCGATCGAGGCGGACTCGAATCCGTGAACGCGGTCTTCTTCGAGAAGACCCTCGGTCCCGGTCCCGGGCAGAACGTCGCTTGGATCGAGGACGCGAAGTCGCAACGCTGGCCCGGGACGAAGACCCATTGCTTCGTCGACGCTCCGGACGGAGGACTCGTCGCGGGGTCGCAGAGGACTTGGGCGACGGTCCGGTCTCCGTGGTCCCTCTGGCGGACTTGGAACGATGAACCGTGGCCGACGATCGAGTACGAACACCCGACGACGGACGTCGGCTTCGTCTTCGACTTTGAGCCAACGGTCGTCGTCGACCTCGACGGGGACCAGACCTCGACGGTCTACTTCGACTTCTCCGAGGACGGGACGACGTGGAACGGCTACGCGAACATCCGATCCTTCGAGGGGCGGACGGTCCGGGCGCGGTACTTCCGGACGAAGATCTCGGTCCAGAACTCCGCGACGTTCCCGATCCCCGCGATCCGCGAGTTCGCGATCGTCCTCCATGCCCCGACCGTCGTCGAGGTTCTCGACAACCTCGATACGAACTCCCTCGACTCGGTCCACAGGATCGGACCCGGCCACTTCTACGCGCCGATCTCGTCCGCGACCTTCGCGACGATCCGGACGATCTCCGTCTCGTTCAACGGGACCGGCTCCGGCTGGACGTGGGAGATCGTGAACAAGAACCTCTCCCCCGGTCCGGAGATCCGGATCTTCGACACCGAGGGGAACCCCACGGACGCTACGATCGACGTGACGGTTCGGGGGATCCGGAGTTCCGACGGCTCCGCGACCTCCCCGGTCCCGGGAGAACTTCGCTTCAACGTCGGAAGGAACGCGGTCTTCGTCCCGCTCATCTAAGGGAGTTTGCGAATGGCACTCACGGTACTCGACGGGAACGGAGTCGCGAGAACGGTCAAGACGACCCTCGACGGATCCGACCACGTTCCCCACCAGAAGATCGACTCGGTCGCGGGGACGGTCGCGGCGACTCAATCTGGATCGTGGAACGTCGCGATCACCGGCTCGGTCCTCGACGGCTCCGGTCGGATCCTTACCGATATGGCGAGGAACGGGGACGGCGTCTTCGTCTCGTCGACCCTTCTCACGGTCAAACGCGCGTGGGCGAACCTCGCGGTCGGGACCGATACCGCGTTCGTCGCGGCGGTGACGTCGAAGAAGATCCGCGTCCTCGCCGTCGTCCTTACGGCTCCCGGCCCGGCGACGATCGTCTTCAACTCGAAGCCTGCGGGCGCGGGGGTCGCGATCTCGCAGACGTTCAACCTCGGGAACGGAGTCGGCGCGGGGATCCTCGTCCTTCCTCCGGAGGTCTGCGGTTGGATCGAGACGGTCGCGGGAGAGGGACTGACCGCGACGGTGGCAACGAACGCAGTCTCGGCGCATATCCTCTACGCGGAGGTCTGAACCTATGGCGTGGCCCGGCTCCCCAACTTTCGCGAAGACGAACCTCGACCAGTCCTCGGACGACCCGGCGGCGGCGCGGGCGGACCTCTACAACCTCGCGACCGACGTCGAGAACGTCATCGCGGGGCGGGGGCAGGCGTCCGGCGTTGCTCCCCTCGACTCTTCGTCGGCGGTCCCGAAGGCGAACCTCCCCTTCCAAACTCCCCTCCCGAAGATCGTCGCGTGGCAGACGGCGGGATCGTTTACTTGGACGGTCCCGGCGGGATGCTACCGGATCGTCGCGGAGTGTTGGGGCGCGGGCGGCGGCGGCGGCTACGGGAACTCGACGACGCTCCACGGCGGCGGCGGCGGCGCGGGCGGCGGGGCGATCAAGAGTTGGGACGTCACCCCGGGCGATACGGTGAACGTCGTCGTCGGCGGCGGCGGACAGGGAGGTCTCGGACCGACGGACGCGAACGGCGCCAACGGCGCGAACTCGACCGTCACGATCGGCGCGACGTCGATCATCGGGTACGGCGGACAGGGCGGGCAGGGCGGCGGCTCGCGGTTCGGCGGAGTCGGAGGGATCGCGTCCGGCGGGGACGTGAACCTCGAAGGCGGTTGCGCGATGACCGGGATCGGGACGGCGTCGATGGGCGGCTTCGGAGGATGCAACTCTCGATCCGGCCAAGCCCCCGGGCAGGGCGCGGGTTGGGGGTTCGGCGGCGGCGGCTACGGCTCCGGGACGAACGGACCGAACCCGGCGATCTCCGGCAAGGCGGGCGGCGTTATCATCTGGTTCTACTAGGCTCGGAGATCTCGCGATGGCTTCCAGCGGACCCAACTATCCCACGACGCAGACGGAGACCGGCTCCGGGAACGCTTGGACGAACCCGTCCCGCGCGGCGGGATCTCCGAACGATTCGGGCGCGACCCTCTCGGCGGACGGCGTCTCGAAGAAGTTGAGGACCGGACCGAACGGTCTCGGCTTCGCGATCCCGGCGGGTTCGACGATCGACGGGATCAAGGTGACGATCCTTAGTCGCGGAGGTATGATCGCATGAGTTCGGCCCCCGCAAATAACTACGACCTCTTGGCTCAACTCGTCAAGTCCGGGACTCCCGTCGGATCGACGAAGTCCTTGACGGGTCTACAGGAAGACCCTCTTCTTCCCTTCGTCGCGCACGACCTCGGGGGGGCGGCGGATCTCTGGGGTACGACGTGGACGGTCTCGGAGATCAACTCCGATCTCGCGGTCGACTGCTGGTTCGATCTCGGGGTCGGGACTTCGGGTTCCCCGTTCGAGTTCGACGCGGTCGGCGTGACGGTCTACTACACGCTCCCGACCGGACAGTCCGGACGCGCGACCTCGATCGCGATCGGCGTCTCCCCGTTCTTCAAGGGTTCTTGATCGCGGGCGGGAGGATCCCCGTCTCTCGATAGACCTTCAACCTCTCGTCGGTCCTCGTCGCGAGTTCGCGGTTCTCCGCGAGTTCCCGTTCGAGGTTCGCGACTCGATGCTCGAAGGCTTCGTCGTTGTTCTGGAGGGGACGGACCCAAGCAGTTCCGACGGCTCCGACGAGGGCGACGACGACCGCGATCGCGGCGATCACCCAACCCCAGTTCGTCCGGCCCGAGGCGGCGGAGTCCCGGCGGATCTCCGCGAACCCGGTGACGACGTTCGACGAGAGTCGATCGACCGAGGTCTTCACGGACTCCAACTCGTTCGAGAGTGTTCGGACTCCGACTTCGAGGGCGGATACGCGGGGGGAGAGTTCGGAGTTCATCGGGAGTTCCTCGTTCAAGGGTCCGTTCGACATGGCTCGGCGTCTCCGTGGATTGAATGGCGGGAAGAACTCCGGGGCGGTATCCCGTCCCCGGAGTCGGTAGATACATCAGGCGGCGAGGGGAGTCGAGTTCCTCGTCTGCGCGGCGTCGACTTCGATCTTCCCGATCGGGGTC